GGGGGGGGGAAGGGGAGGTGGGAAGGGTGGGGCTAGGAACTCTATCCGCCCATCCCGCAGCGTATAAATTTGAAATTTGCGTGTACAAATCGTGTAGTCTGTGTTCATGTCTACAAAGCGTTGGTTTGACCGAGTTGTCCTAGATGTTGGTGTGTGGCTTCCTGAGTTGGTAGTGCGGACTTGTGACTGTGATATGCCAAAAAATCATTTTGGGGAGTGCAAGTGGGTAGTAGAGCATCCGGACGGTTTGCGGCTATCGGTGCTTCCTCCGGGCGATTTGAACGATTACCTGGGGCAAGCGGGGTGACTTCATTAGCCTGTCTTTTTGACGACGACGAGGACTGTGCGGTTGAGGATTGTGCCTGTGAGTGTCATGCGCCGTTATTTGCTACGTGAGGGGTCTAACGCAGACCCAGGCTCTACGGTTTGGTAAGCGCCGTCTTGCGTGAGGGCTTGCCAGGCAGGTGGGATTGGTCCCAGGAGGCTGTGTTGCCCCGTGCGGTCCTGTCGAAAAACGGGGTTCTCTCGAATAATCTGATAGGGTGCGTTTGCCAGAGTAATTGCTGACAACTCAATTACTCTGGCGTTACGATCCCGGTCTTTAAGCCCCCCTCATGCTTTCGCCGGGATCGTAACTTGTTAGTCTTGCGGGGAAATTAGTGGTAGATCCGAATATCGGCAGTCAGCGTGATGCCCGTAGGGGTCGTGTTATTTGCGAACATTCGGATGCGCCTCTAAGTCAGGAAATCGGGTGTATCTGTGGATGGGGTTGTTGGATCGGCCAGGGAGATAAGGCCAAACCTAAGCATCAGAGACTGCAACTTGACTGGCGCTGTCCGTCAGACCACGGTTTGCCTGGGCAAGCTGAGTATCGGGCGAGAATTCTTGCTCAAACGCCAAATTCCAAAACCCTTGCGCCCGTAGTAGGGCCGACAGGAGCCTCAAAATGACCCTCATTGATATTCTTGAACGCCTCGACAGGACCGAAGAAACGGCTTTAACAGCCGACGGCTTTGACGATTGCGTAATCGGCCTCGCCTACCAGTTCAATCAACCACTGGTGGTTTACTCAAAGCAGAAAATCATCACGCAGTTGATGAGAGATTTGGATTCCGAAATGGGCCAGGACTCTTACCAAGAAGCTCTGGAATATTTCGATTTCAACATTGCCGGCGCATATATGGGCGACGCCACACCCCTGTTCATGGAGGATCTTGACGAATGACCGCCGTAATTGAAGCAGCACGGAAGCTCATTGCGATAAAAATTCAACCTATCAATGACGGCATGATTCGATGTCAGGACTGCGAGCGATCTTTTCGCCAGGTCCAGGGCCATTTTGAAGTAAATGGATATATCTGCCCGATCTCGACTCTCGCAGAAGCGATTGATGCCCACGACAGCATTGATGTAAGGCCCGTAGACGATCAAGAAGCCGACGACCGAACATTCATCGCTAATTGCGGGTGGTGTGGCGGGAAGGAGCTTCTGGCCGTTGCGACATCAGAAGAAGAGGATCGGATTACCGGTCCCTGTCCGACTGAAAGTTGCGCTGCGACCTTAGTCAAAGTCTCTGAGGCTGTTTCCGTCTGATGGCACTTGCGAGCGATACCGTCACTCTGGAAATGCTGGAGCGGCGCGTCTCTGAGCTTGAATTTGTGGACTGGTTAGATCATGTATCAATCCTTGAGCCCCCACCGGGCCAGGGATTGATACCGTTCGCAAAATGGCCGCATCTGATGGATGCGATCGAGTGCTTCAAGGTATCCCGACTGATCTGTGTACTAAAGTCTCGACAGATTGGCTTCTCGTGGCTTGTAGCTGCTTACGCAACCTGGACTGCGCTCTATCACGAAGGCGCTGTGGTCCTTCTGTTCTCGCAGGGCGAACTTGAAGCTGGGGAGCTTCTTGGTAAGTGCAAGACGATTCACCAATACCTGCCCAGGCATTTGCAGGGTGCGGTCGTAAAAGAAAACATCAAGACCCTTGAGTTCAAGAACGGCTCTCGGATTATGGCGTTCCCGTCGACTAAGGACGCTGGCCGTGGTCAGACCGCTACTCTGGCAATTCAGGACGAGGCTGACTTTCACGAAAATGCCGACGCAAACACCGAAGCTCTAAAACCGACTCTCGACGCCGGCGGACAGCTCATCCAGTGTTCGACCGTAAACAAACGGGTGCAAGTCACTCTTTTCAAGGCCAACTACAAGGGCGCACCTGAAAACGGATTCGCTACTCGTTTTTACGGCTGGGACGTTAGGCCGTCTCGGGATGAAGCATGGTATGAACGTGTTAGGGCCGAAGCGCCGACTACTGAGGGAATGTCACCGGATCTCTACATGGAGTCTGCGTACCCACGTAACGAGACGGAGGCTTTACGTCCGACTCGCGCTCTGGCTGCGTTTGATCCGGATGTTCTCGATGCGATGGAGTCAGATATTAAGACACCCGTAGAAACGCTGGGTGTTCACAACATCTATCAGTTGCCGAGTCCTGGTGGCCGTTATGCTGCCGGCACCGATACTTCTCATGGCGTATCCGGTGACTTTTCTGTGACTGTTGTAATGAATGTTGTGACAGGCATGGTCGTCGCCGACATAATGAACTCGTCACTTTCCCCAGAAGAATTGGCCTCTGCAAGTAAGAAACTTCTGGAGCGGTATGATTCACCAGTCTGGATCATTGAAGATAATGATTGGGGCATCCTCACAATCCGCATGGCGGAAAGTCTCGGATACCCACGGCTTTACCACCGGAACAAAGAGAACGTAGGGTGGAGAGCGAATAATCAGACCCGAACAATTATGTGGGGAGATCTGATTGAAGCTATTGAGACTCGTGTGATAACAGTTGCAAGCCAGGACGGGCTGCATCAGTTCCATGATCTGATCAGGAATCCAGACAAGGGCGGCAGGATTGAAGCACTCACTGGAAGCCATGACGACTATCCGACCGCAGTAGGACTTGCATGGCTAGGCCGAGATCAGGCATGGGCTAGTAGACAGGCAGAAGTAAACATAATGCGACCCGGTAGAAATGGATCTCGTCGTCGAGATCGTAGAGGCAGGAGACGCCGTTAATGCCCCTATATAAAACCGTCTCTGAAATACTCGCTGCTGTTCAAGACGAAGAAGAGTATCTCAGTGACGCCCGACAACAGATGGAATCTGACTTCGGGATGATATTCCTGGAGGACTCTGGTTTTGAGCCAGAGGACAGCACATACGCTGAATTCGTAGACCCCGCACCACAAAACTTCTTCAACAAAGTTGTAGATGGCGCAAACCGGGCTCTGATCCGAATAGCAATTAAGATGCCAGAAGATTCGTCTGACGAGGATAAGTCTGAGGCGTCAGACGGCGAGCTGTTTGTTTTTGGAGCGCTCAAGAATATCGACGATCGCCTAACTGCTACACAGGAACCACCGCTTCGAGAGTCGATCGTATGGCACGGTGCCTGTCGTGGGTGGATGGCCGTTCGCTGCATTGTTCATATTCCAGATAAAAAAACGGAAGTAGCGTTTGATGTGGTCCCCTGGGATCCCATGCACATGACCTGGAAATCTGGCAAGAACGGTTTGCTTTGGGCAGCATATAAACGCTGGCTCAGTTATGCAGAGGCATACACCGAATATGGCGAAGAGGTTGCTGAAAAGGTCGGGGAGAAGGGTGCCATCACGGTCGACTGGTGGGATACCGAAGGTAACTCGATTATCGTCGGATCTGACTTCATTAAAGACAACGAACCGCACGGACTAGACCATGTACCTGTATTCCTAACACCGGTTGGTTCAATGCCGACTGTTATGCCGTCGGTCACAGGTCTAAAATCTAACGACCAAAGGAACGCAATCAAGCATCGAGGCCAATCGGTCTTACATGCTTGGCGGCAGACGATAGGTCCGCACAACGAGGAAGTGTCGTTCATCATGGACGTAGCTCGTCGTGCGCGGGACGCTCCGTTGCTCTACGAGACGGAGAGCGGGACCAAGACACTCAAGGACGATCCCTATGGCTCGTTCAAGATCATTTCACTGGCCCAGGGAGAGAAGCTGGCTCCAATCCCTCTTCCGCCAACCCCGCCAGAAAGCGAACAGATCCTTTCTGTAATTCAACGCGGACGCCTTGAAGCGACTCTTCCACAGCCGATCTCCCACGGCGGTTCATCTTCGCCTGAAAGTGGGATTGCGCTTGCTATCCGAATTGACCAAACCAGGAGCGTCTACTCGCCACGGACAGAGGGCGTCGCTCGTGTTTACTCCTGGTTATGCAAAGAATTGATTGGGCAGACCAAGAAAAAGGCTGGTCGCAAGAACATCCCGCTTTCAGGCTTCAATGCGGATAATGAGTTCTTTCGGATCACCATGACTCCGAAGCAGCTTGACCCCGAATGGTTCTTTGACGTTCGTGTTGAACCCCGACTTCCACGAGACGAAACCGAAGAGGCCAACCGATTTATGATGCTGACTTCTTCGCCGGCAGACGGTGAAGCCGGTATGTCCTATGAGACTGGACGAGAAGAGATCTTGAAGATCCGTAACCCGGCTGCTGAACATGGCCGTGTTCTCCGAGAGAAAGCCGAAAGGCTGCCTCCGGTTCAGATCACAGCTTTGGCAAGCTCCCTTACAGAACAAGGGAATGAAGAAGGCGCTCGTCAGGTACTTGCATGGGGTATTCAAGAGGGTGCAATCGCACCTCAAGAAGAAGAGGGGGCGCCAGCAGCTCCAGCAGGTCCGGCAGGTCCGGGGGCGCCAGCAGCGCCAGCAGGTCCGGCAGCAAATGGGACAGCACCGGTTAGTGGCGAAGAGGGTAGCCTGGAGCAAGCATTTATTCAGCTTCTCGATCAGATCAAAAATGCACTCATGCAGGGGGGCATTGATGAGAACTCTATAATCCAGTTGCTCACACCGTTCGTTCGATTCCTCGACGGCGAGGACGCACCAACCGTTGATGCAATTCGAGCGCTCGCACAGATCTTGGTAGAGGCTGGGCAGGAAGAATTAGCCCAGGCATTAGCTGAAATCGCAAATGCGTTAGGATTACTTGGACAGACAGAATCAGCACCAGTACCAGCGTAGGAGATAGACGATGGCAACCGGCGACCACTATGCAGTAACACTAAATGATGGACGAATTCTTCCCATCTATTACTTGGGTACAGAAGCTCAGGCTAATGATGCTTTCGATAAAGCCTTCGACGGGATCCGGGGGCTCCAGTTAATTGCTCGTGAACAAACAGTTCCTAAAGACTCTTCGAGAGTTGCCATACTGACCATCACCAATCAGCTTCGCCTCAGTGATGGCTCGCTCATCACTGAGGACCAGAAGAACCGGTGGTTTGATCCGGATCTCGGATATAACATCCAAGATATTTACAAAGAACAACAAGTCGTCTTGGATCCAGAGGTAATTGACCCTCTTGGCGGAACAAAAACGGACCCAAACGAATTCGATCCGCTTGCAAGTACCGATGAAGTCCAGGCCAAAGATCTTCTATCGGATCTGCTAGAAGGTCGTGACAACCGAAGAAGTTTCTTTAACCGCGTGAGTGTTGACCCTGCCCTTAAAGGCGGCGGTACATCTACGCTTCGCAGAGGGCTCGAAGAAGCGTTCGATCCGATTGATGCAGCCTTCCAGCTTGAAGCCCTACTAGCGCCTCGTGGTTTCGAGTGGGAAGGAGAAGGCGGCGGTGGGGCCGACGTACTCCCACGTTTCGCAGATTACGCCGGGGGCGTCCCAGATGTTGAAGCTATACGTGGGCAACTGTCAAAGTTGATTGAAAGACGAGAAATGGGCGATGTTGAGGGAGGTCTTTCTGAGGCAGCAGGGGGTCTACTTGAAAATGAAACCCGACAGAGAAATCTGATTAGTGCTGCTACGAATCAACGTAGCGCTCCTGGATTCATGCGTAACGCAATAAGAACCGCAATCCAGAAAAAAATTCAACGTAGGCAATTTGAAGCCCCCGGTGCTGATCTTCTGAACCAGTTCGTACATAGTGGGTTCCGACTCTAATGCCAGCCGAGTTTGGTAGTGAATTCCTACAACAGCTATTAGGCGAGTTCCCGCGTGGAGCGTATGAGTCTGCTCGTCCTCAAGGTTCTCGTAGAGCAAGTTCGTTTTTTGACGATGAGTTTGCGGCTGTCCAGCGCGAGTTTGAAGGACGTAGCGCACAAGCGTTGCGTGAGGGCCGGCTCCCTGATGAGACGTTTATGGACTTTTTGAGCGACCCAAACTTCTTTGCGCGTAGAAGTGCGTCTGCTTCTCCGAGAGCGCGTAGCGACT